GACGGTCACATTATTGAATTGGCTAGTGCCAGAGGCTGCAGTTATGTTGCCTGTGACATCACCAGTTACATTACCAGTGATCGTTCCAGAGGCAGTGATATTATTAAAGCCAGAGGTTCCAGAAGAGGTTACGTTACCTGTTACATCTCCAGTAACTGATCCTACAAAACCTGAGTTAGCAGTAATCTGAGTACCAGTGATGGGAGAAGCAGTATTGCCACCGATTACTGTGTTATCGATTGTACCGCTATTAACGTCAGCTTGAGCTAGAGTTGATAGGCCAGAGATATTTGCAGTAGTGCCATTTAGAGTACCAAGAGTTGTAGTTCCTGTTACTCCAAGTGTGCCACCCATAAGGGCGCTTCCTGCGAGATGTAGGTCTTTGTACTTTAGGCTAGTGGAGCCGATGTCTATGGTGTTTGTGGTTTCAGGAACAATCTTTAAGCCATCATTGGCTACTATTTGTCTCCACTGTGCGGCATTGCTTGTACTATTTACACATATAAATATCTTATCGGTACTTACATTTATCCAGATAGATCCTACAGCATAGTTTTGACTGTTATCATTTGCTATAGTTGGATTTGCTGTGGCATCTAATTTGTTAGAGCCCCCAGATCCACCATTAACTGCAGGAAGTAATCCAGAAACAGAGGTAGCTAGATTTATTTTAGGTGCTGCCCCTGCAGACGTACCATCATGGCTATGTCCAGTAGCGGCATCAAAAGCTGCTAGTAGTTGATCAAATTCTGCATTTAGTGGAGGGGCAGTAATATTACTACCATTGATAATACTGGCTATGGATTTTCTTGTATAACCTGTCATTATCTTCTCCCTGCAGTACTAAATTCATAAACCAATCCTTGAATAGAGAAAGGTTCTGATTGTCCTATTGTTACAAAAGTTGCACTCACTGCAAACCCACTTCCTTGTACGTCTGTGGTCATAATAGGTTTAGAGTTACCACCATATAAAACATTGGCTGCACCGTAGTCTATATTAAGACCTGCATACTTTACCTGACCGCCTTCGCTTTCTTGTGAGTAAGTAGATGGAGTCAAGGTTGCGTTATCTCCCCAATCATAGGAAAGAGTTAAAAATAATTCTACAGGGCCTTCTGCCCTAACAAAAGTATTTAGCTTTCTAATTACTTTTCTTTGTTCTGTATCACCAAAGTCTAAAAACGGAGTTTCGTACACACTAAGAATATTAGAACCATTAAAGCTAGTTCCTCTTTCCTGTCTATAAACTTTGCCGTCAAAGTCCCCATGCAAAACGTGTTCTATGGTATTTATATATTCACTGGTAGAACAAGAGGCTCTAATCCCAAGAAGTTCTCCATAAGACCATTTAATTGAACCATCTTTATCATATAAGCCTCCAATAATACCAAAGGAGTTTTGAACATCTATAGTAGAATCTCCAACAAAAAACCGTACTTGAGATTTGCTACGAACTACACAAGAACTAATGTTATCTGAGGTTTGTCTCTCTATAAGAGTTTTAAGTAAAACCTGTATTGGTTTACTTACAGACTCTAACTCAACATCTCCAATTCTAGAGGTTCCTGCTACTGGTCTAAACCCATCTGGTGCAAGAAATAATAAATCTCCACCAATCTCGACTACGCTGTCTCTTGCTATACATCCTACGTTTTTAGTTACATCTTCGGTGTCGTATAAAAACTCTCCTTGAAAAGCTTTCTGTATAGCGTTAGCTCCAAATATAAATAAATCATTCCTAAAAGGCTTTATCTGGACTACTTTAAACGGGGCCTCAAACTGTTGGGCTAAGTTTTTTTGGCTTGGACTAGTGGTAGCGAAATCAAGTATGTTACCTCCACCTCCTTTTGCACTAACCGATATCTTAGTAGGAAATGCGCTATCTCCTGCAAACCATAGAGAGTTGTTAAAGAAGTCTACTAGACTTGGGGCTGCTACAACCTGCGCCCCACCTGCTTGAGCAAACGATTGTCCTGTATTAGAGGGACTTACAAAAGTCCAGTTTAAACCATCAAATAATATTCCGTTATTTACCCCATCAGCAAACGCCATATAATTTACGCTGTCTAACGAGAATCCTATCCCTCTTACTTTTTCTACAGACCTGCTGCTTACTGTGTGACTTAGGGTAAGTCCTGTAGCAAATACCTGCCACCCTACATTGTCTAAAAATTTATAGTAGGAGTAAGTATTTGCCCCTGCATCTTTTCTTGCGGCAATAATGTAAGGATTTCCATATTGTTCGTTTTGATAAACAAATACCCCTAGTACTTTGCCTTCTCCACTTGAGCCGCCTACAGTAGAATCAATTCCACCTAGTAGTTCATATCCCTCTAACCTTCTATACCCCCCATAAAGGGAAGGCTCATAGTTAACAAGTCTAGTAGCAGATCCTGAAAACTTATCTGATAGTTCTAAGTGGTTCTCATTACTATTAAGGCCACCAGAACATACTAGTTTGTATGACTGTATCTGGTCTGCCATTAGAACCTTACCCTGCTATCCCGTACATACTCATAGTTATTTATAAATAAGGTTTGTAAATCTTTTAGGCCACTCATAAATGCTTGAAAAGCAAGTTGTGCCGACTCCGCATTATCTTTAAACATATACATATGATAAAGTGCGCCATCTACTACAACAGTATCAAAGCTTTCTGGTATTCTGGTTACATCAGTAGCTATAGATAAATCTGTGTAGTTAAGAAAATATCTAAATCTTACTTGAAACGCTGCATTGGGAGATGGGGTTACCCCAAACCCTGTGCCATGAGAGGCAAACACATATTCTGGTACGCCTACTCCTGCATTACCTGCTTCATAGTCAGCATCTCTCCTAGTGGCATACCACTCATCTCTGTCCATGTATTTTAAAGTACTAAATCCCGTGTTAAGAGATTCATTTTTTATAATCTGAAAAGTATTCCAATCAGCTTTTTTAAATGCCGTAGGCCAAGAATACTCTGACTGACCTGCTACAAGAGTTTGTGTAAATTCTGCAGCATTAAAAGGCCACTCAAATTCTGCCTGATTAATTTTTGCTATGGCTGCTTTTACGGCATCCTTAACTAATGCCTGTACCCCTCGCACATTAGGAAAGTCCGAAACAGGTATCTCTACCTCATTCAGCCTTCGCAAAGTTTTATTTGATAGGTCTATGTAGGTAGAGGGCATACAAAATTCCTAAATACATTTAGTTGAGGGGCAAGAGTTGACCTGCCCCCCATGATACTGTATAACTTACGCTAAGTTGTAAGCGGCTGTGAATAGAGCTTCTGGACGAAGAATCTTGCGCCCATATAACTGCATTCCCCGGACAATATCTGCAAATGTTGTAGGCGAACGGAAAGTTTCGGTTTTAGCGATTTGCTCCGCTGTTGCTACTGCAGATGAATGTCCTGCTACTAGGAAACTCATGTTAGCTTCTGAACCTGCTGCTGCTGCAGTTCCTGCACCTGTACCTAGTGAAGGTAGGTTGTTGGATTTGTAGATTGTGAACCCACGAAGTTGTCCGGGCATACGTCCGTTTCGTAGCTCATCTCCACCACCGAAGTCAGAATTAATTAATTTTGAATCTTCGTCCATCAAGATTTCTGCGAACACTGGGTCAACTACGCACCATCTTGAGTCGGTGTCTACTGCAGCCTGATCCATTTGTCGTGCAATACGGTTTAGGATTGCTAGTGGTGAAGTAATACCACCTGCACCGCCACCTGCAGCGATTGGAATAGATGTGATTTCTGATGCACCACCAATATCAGAGCCACCAAAATCAGTGATATCTAATTTGTTAGCAGGTAGCAATTCATCATTATCTGCTCCGCTGTCTGCTTTGGTGCTTCCTGTTTCAAGTGCAGTACGTCTTGCACCTGCTGCAGTGAAACCTGCCATGTGATGTAGCACATCTGAGTCAAATGTATCACGCAATTTAAAACCTGCACGATCACTGGCTAAATCACCGAAGCTCACATGGGCGTGGGCCTCTTCAATATCGTCAATAGCAAACTGAAAATAATTTGCTTGATTAACGACCATAGTAAAGTCAGCGTCTGTCAAATCTTGTGTTGCTAGTTGTGTACCACGCTCATATGTTGTGATTGTGATATCTGGTTCTTTAATTATTTTAACAGAGTCTCCGAAGTTAGCTATCTCCCCGGAATAATCTGTGTTAGTTACTGCGTCTACAACAGAAGCTGTTCGAAACGCCTTTTGTACTTTTTTCGAGTATATTACCGGGGAAAAGTTACCCGAATTAAGGTTGGTATAACCTGATGCTTTTGCGAATGCCATTGTTTGTTCTCCTATATGAAATGGCTTTTTAGTACACCTCCTCTATTCCTTTATAAGAAGAGGTAGCTAGATCAGATAAGACTAACTCAGTGGCAGACTACTTAAGGGTATCACTAAACTTTGTGGTCCTCTTTGATCTGGTATACTTTGTTATATTTATCTGGAAGGGGCAGGGTATACCACTACATAGTGGTGTCCTGCAAATCATATTACAACTACATTATAACATAGGGGGGAGTATTATACAATAGTTAATTACTATATATGCTCCCCCAAGGTCGCATCCGAAGGATACAGGCAGATTGACTATTAGTCAACCCCCTAAATCACTTACCTAGCAGCCCCTGATATGTCATAAGCAAACTTACCTGTCCGAATTGCTTCTTCTATGGCTTCTTCGTTTGCTGCGTATTCACGGTCAGACATTGCCTGTACAAGACTTTCGGAAAATTTCATCCCCTGTCCTGAAGAAGGAGTAGTACTAGAAGTCCTTCCTACAGACTGTGCTGCACCGTTAGATTTCTTTCTTTTGCCCGTCTGGGCTTTGTAGAGATCGATTGTACTAGACGCCCATGAAGCATCCGTATTGTTCTTGTACACAGAGTCTTGAATAGTACTATGTTGAAGAGCCACCCACTCATGGAACTTAGGATCTTTTTTTATTTCCATAAAGTCTGGGTGTCTTTGAGAAAGAAGCTGTTCTGCAGATTGCCTATTTACTTTTTTCTCAAACCGTTCAACTTTAGCAAGGCGCTCTTCACCAAGACGTAAGGCTTCATTAGCGCGTTTCTGAGCAATAGTATCAACGATTTTGGCAACATCAGGGTATTTCTTACTCCACTGTTCAACCTCTTGATCAGTTTTAGGGAACTTAATTTGTTTCCTAGTCGCTGCATCGAGTTGTTGTTTAATAGCGGCAACTTCTTGATCCTTTTGATTGCGAACTTCTTGAATATGTCGCTGAATGTCAGTATAGCGTTTTTTATAACTTTCTTCTTCAGCATCTAATACCTCAGTTGGTTCTGATTGTTGTGAAGCCATTTCCTGAGAGTAGGTCAACTCATTATCGTCTTCAGGCATACGGCTGTACTTTTGCTTCTTCTGCATAATTGCTCCTTATGGGTCCGACAAGTCGGGTATCCATTTTGTTAAACTGCAAAAACTATTTTTTGTTTCTTCATAATTGCAGGGAGGGATTTTGACATTGGATAGAGTGTTTCATCTTCCTCGTCATCTAAATGGTCATCAACCTCTACGGCTGCGACCTCTACATCCATCATGTCTGATGGAATTTCTTGGGGTGTTTCGTCTTCCTCTTCGGCTTCTTCTTGTTCGGTATCATCTGTGGCCTGAACTTCGGAGTCCTCAACGCCTTCGCTATCGGGTTCTTCTTCGTATACTTCATGGATAAGCCCACTCATTTCCATAGACATGAGCCCCATCTCTGCTTCATTTTGCAAATCCATAATATGTCTTAGTCCATGCCACTTAACTACATGGGCAGGAAGTACATATTCATCTTCACTAAGATTAGCAGGAATATCGTCACGCACATTTTCTGCAGAGGAGCCAATTGGAATTGGATTACCAGATACTTCATCATAGCCAGATACCATTGGATCATCCATTCCGCAACCACAGTCTCCACCACAGTCACAGGAACTCATCATTCCCCCGTGGTATGCTTCTACTGGTTTCATTCTCTCTAGCTCTTCCTCATCAACTAATTCATTCTTTTGCAACGCCAGTTGTACTTCGCGCTCTGAGGGGGACACAAAACCATCTTCATCCTTGTCTGCCTCAGAAACGTCTACCTGTTCTACCTCATCTGCAATCTCTTTGTCTTCTTCTGAGCGACCTTTCATGCCATCATCTTTGGTTAGAAATCCCCCTGTATTTACCCGTGGGTTATACCAATAAGTTTCAAACTCTTGTCTGGTAGGGTTATTTTGTCTAATAAAATTTGTTACTTGGTTAGACAAATCCTCCATATTTTTTTGAATACGATCAACGCCTAAAGGATTAGTTACTTCTGATCCTCCTCTTTCAACTATATTCTGAAGGACTTTTCCAAAAGCAATCTTTTCGCCACTTTTAAATATAAGCACAGGTATTTCTACAGAACTGCCATCAACTTCATACTGTTCTGTTACTACATCAGTTCGTTGCTCTTCTGGCTCTCTTTGTTTTTCTCTCGACATAATTGGGTCTAAAGCTAAAATTGCTTCATCTGGATTACTTTCTACTGGGTTTCTTGGCCTTGGCCTTGGTTTTAATGGGTATTGTTCTAGTAGCTCTCTGTCTCTCTCAGCCTTTTGCACAAAGAATTGATCTCCTGCCTCTGCTTGAGGAGATATGTCCATTTCTTCTTCTGGTCTTGGTCTGGGTTTCATTTGTTCCATTATATCTCCTCTGGGGACATTAGGCCCGTTACTAGACCGCCCTTGTTAAATTTATATCTTACTTGATTTACAATTTCTGCATCACCTTTTGCAGGTAAAGGTTTAGGGGCTTCTGATTTTTTCCAGTAGGTTACCCCTTTGGCATAAACTCTATCTCTGTAGACTGTGGCAATATCAAATCCTTTAACTGCCTGTCCTGTTCTCATATCAATAAAAAGATGTTTATCAAAAGGATTAATACCTACTTCAACAACCGTATCATCCATTTCATTAAGAACATTTCTTTGAGAGGTAAAATTACCTTGCACAGACATAGCAGGTACTTTTTTACCATCTTCAGCTATAGCTCTTCTTTTGCCTTGGTCTACATGAAATGTGCCATCTGTAACTGTAACTGCAGGTAAATACGACTCAGCCTCACTATAATTAGGAGTTCCGTTTGATCTAATAGGATGGACAGTCTGTAATCTATTAAATGGTGCAGGGGGGCCATCTGGGTCTATTTTTGAGCTTAAATTCAACCTGATAGATTTTTCTTCACCTTCTTTTACTATGGCTCCTATTTTAACATTCTTTTTAGGACCTCCTGCAGTACTTCTACTTAAATCAATTGCCTCTAAATCATCTAAAGTATGATTTTTTAATACAACATCTGGATTTTCTACATTAAATTGACTTGTGCCTATTTCTAATTCATCTGCAAAAGCAGCATCCATTTGATTAGTCAGAGGTGGATCATTTAGAGGTGGTCCCCCATTATCACCAAATTTATAAATCTTTCGGTCTTGTCGTGTCTTAGAAATATTGTCTATGTATAAATCTTTTTCGGCTTGTTCTATTAAATTAATATATTGATTAACTTCCTCAATCATTTGATCATCTACTTCGGAAGAAATATTAGACATTGTTAATGACCTCTGATCCCCAGAGGAAGGTATGTTATTAGCTCTGCGAGATTCAAAGAAATCCCTCATTAATATTTCATAAGGAACGGCTTCTAACTCTCCTGCGTACCCTGCAGCCCCCGTAGGTCCTATTTGAGAATCATATGTACTATGTCGTTGTACTGGGCCTGTGATTAATTTTCCTGAAGTATCAAAATTAGCTACTGAAGTTCCCTGAAGGTTTGGACTTATTAATAACTCAGGATCACTTATAGCTACTCTGGCATCCCCCATTGTTGGGAACCCTTTATCAACATAGTCCCCCTTGTCTAATTCTTTCCAAATAAGCTGTCTTCTTGTACCTACAACATTTTCTTTTAAATATTTTTTAGCATCATCTAAATTATCAAATCCAATAAAGTTAGGGTCTACATTTGTTTTTACCCACTTAGTTAATTGGTTCATATCTTTCTTCTTGATGGGGGACTGCTTCATCATCTCAATAACAACGTCACTCATCATCGTACTAAAGTCACCGCCTTCAGGACTCATAGACATATAGATAGCTTTTGCGTCAAATCCTTCTCTACCTATCTCAGCCGCTTCTTTTGCTTGAGACTTCATAACACTTTCCATAGAAGCAAAAGCTCCAGTATAAGGATTTCTCATAAATCCTCTACCACCTTCAAGGTCTATGGGAACCTCAAAATCATAATCTCTTGCCCCACCTCTAAGCCCTGTAAGAACTTTACCTGCATCTGTTCTGTCAGCTAAAAGAGGTATAAGTTTAGAACCTTTTAAATCTTCAATTTTTAAAGCCTTCTTAGGCATTAGTAATCCCTGATCAGTAGACTGTACATCAATATCAGGAACATAATTGGGAGCTTTATTTTTATAGAACCCTTTAGAACTACCCGTCAGACGTACAGGGTCTAATTCTTCTTTAGTTGCCTTACCTGTAAATACATTACCAAGGTTAGAACCCACTGTATTAGGATCATACTCTGGAAGAGCGTCTACAAGTTTGTTGGCTCTATCTGCAGCCATCCTAGCCCCAGACATAATAGCCTTCTGTGCAATGTCACCTGCCCCCGGAACTAATCCAACAATAGTAGCTACTGCTCCTAGCCCACCCAAGGCTCCAATTAGGTAGTAATTAGGATTTTCTTTATCTAGCTCATCTCCAATAAACTGTACTGTCTCATATCCACCTTTAATATCACCAATGATGGGGGTAAAGTCTGCAACTACGTTACCTACATCTTTCCAAGTAATCTCAGAGGGTGCGCCAAAATCTTCTATATATTTTTCGGCTTCCTTCTGCCAATCTTCGGCAGTACCTCCCATAATAGTATCATCCTGAACGGGGGCATCAGATTGTTGTAGAAGGTCAGTAAATTTCATTCTGCACCTTTAAGAGTTTCATGTCTAAGAGTAGCTATCCTGCGAAGCTCTGTTATAGAGCCTTGTATTTCTAGGATGCGACTAGGGTCTTTAGAGGTTTCTAATAAAGTACGCAAAACCTCAATCCTCTGGTCTGCATACTCTACTAGGATATCAAAGTAATCTTTGTCATTTACTAGGGGCAACAAAGACCTATAAAATTCTTTGCCCATTACTTTTTGTTGTGACACTTATCTGCCTTCTTGCATTTCATTTTTGTCTTACACGATTTGCAGTACGTCATTGGATTACCTCATTAGCTGTGGGTGGGGGTTGATCTGGCTGTGGGGCGTTACCACCATTGGCTCCACCACCTGTTCCCGTAAATCCTTGAGTATCAGGTGTAGGGGCTTGTGGTGTACCTGCGCCTTCAGGAACGGGGGGAGTAGGCGGCTGTGGTTGTTGAGGCATCATAGCCTGTATCTCTGCCATCATCTTCTGTTGTATTGCGGCTTCCCGTGGATCATTAAGTATCTTGTCTTCATCTAGGTCCATACTGGAAGCCAGTTCTCGTAAGATGAAGTCATACTTAACAAATGGAGCCATCTGTGGATTAGCAGTCATTTGCATAAACTGTAGTAGGCGTTGACTACGAACTTCGTTTCGCATCAGACTTTCTGTGCCTCTGGCCTTTACGTCCAAGTCTCCAGTAAATTCTTTATCAAAGTTAAACTGCATATTGAATGCAAATAGACTTTTGCCTAGAGGACCTAGCAGGTAGTCATCAATGTTTCTAACTACGGCTTTAATGTTTTGCGCTGCAGCCCCCATGAGCATAGACATACCTGAAGCAGTTCGTCCTACCCCACCTACGGCCCCTGAACCATGTGAGTAGCTAGGTATACCAGTAGCCTCATCAGCTAACTGCCTAGACTTATCAAACATCATCAAAAGCTCTTGGCTTACGTTCGGAAACTTGGTTCCAAAGATAGCTTGTCCGGGGGCTCCTGCCTGTCTCCTAAAGACTTTGCCCGGATATACCTGTAGATCTTGACCGGGTACTAAGTTAGTTTCATCTACTTCGATAAGTAAGTTACCAGATAAGGCCCCATTATCTACAGCCATTCGCATAAAGCCATTCATCAATAACTGCGTATCAGTCATATTTTCGGCAACACCTATGCCAAAGAATGAGTAAGGATTTAGTTCGTATGGGACTGATAGATATGGAATACGGCTAGGAGTAAACGGATTTAATACTAGTCTCAGTATCTGTCCATTACACACCCATATGTTTACTTGTACTTGATCTTGTTCTGCTAATTCATCTGGTAACTCTAGGTCAGCTTCTTCAGCTAATTCGTTATCAAGAACTCCCCAGTATTCTAAGACTTCAAAGCGATCCATCTGTTCAGATACGCTGTCTTCTTCTAGTGCATCTTCCCAGTAGCTACGGTAGTAGTCAGCCCCATACTCAATAGCTAATTCTATAGAATCCTCTCTGAAGTGTGGACGTTTTTTAAGGTTTCGTAGCTGTGAGCGATTAAGCCTGTGGCGTTGAATAGTAAACTCAGCTTCAGACATATTTCTGGCATCAGGATCTGGGTAAAAGTCCCATATAGACACATATTCCATCTTTGGAATAGTTTCCATTATAGGATCATACTCACCGTCTTCATTCCAACGGGGATATTCTTTAGATTGTGCAAATGGCCCTTTCATTACCCCTGTACCAAAGAGGCAAGTCTCAAATGCTACCGATCTTAGGTGTTTAGGGGCTTCTGACTCGTCCAATTGGTCGTGCATCAGCTTTTCCATGCGCTGTGCAGCTACCTTGGCAGGTTCAAATACCATTGAGCCTTGAATGTTAGAAGTATCTACCTCTAATTCGTCTGCAATAGGAGTTAACTTATCTTCATACACTCCTAAATCTTTAGCAATGTCGGGTCTGCTTATATTTAGAGGAATTTTGTAGTCTAGATTAGTCTGGTCTTTAACTTTTTTCTCAGTAAGCCTGTTTGGGTTGTAAGATACCGTGTCTTCTACGTTATTTGGAAACTTCCTAGCCTCAATTCCAATAGGAAACTTTGATCCTGCAAACAATACGTCTACAACTTGAGCATATGCGGCTAAAACTTTAGTCTTAGTTACTTTGATAAATGCCTTTGACTTCTCAGTCTCTGTAAATTGTACTTCAGAGCTATAAACCCCCCTATAATTTCTATATGCATCTAGCCAACGATCTTCATCAGACAACCTAGCGTCTTTTGCTCGTTCATATTGACTTTTTATGTAGGCAACTGTGTTAGAAAGCTCAATATTTTGCTCTTCTGCGTTACCATCTTCTTCTACAGACATAGCTAAACTAGTGTCTATTGCGTCTTCAGGTAAAGGTTTGTCCATTAATGCCATATTTAGTATCCAAAAATTGGGTCGGCAGGTTGCCAACTTTGTTGAGGTATGCCGTTGCCCATATCAAAGGGAGAAAATGCCTTTGGTCGGCTCATTGCTGCATACCGAATTGAGTCGTATGTATGCCTCTGTTGAGAAGTTCTAGCGTCAATGTCATCTCCACCTTTAGGGTCCGAAGGAATTATAGGTAAATCTGCTATAACTTGCCTACAGGTGTTAAAAAATTGTATTCCTGCTATTCCTGTTACTTCATCTACTTTAAGAAGCTCATGTAATCTGTTTTTACCTGCTGCCCTAGATCCATTACTTCTATCACTAGGCCTCCACCTACATCCCTGAGATATCATTTCCTCTGCTATAGATGGGCCAATTTGCCCTCGTTGATGCCAACAAGAGCTATCTAGTACTCCGTACTGTATCTTCTCACCGCCTTCAGCTTCCATTACGGCTCTGGCTAAATCACGGCCTGTGTGTTTAGACACATATAGTTCTCTGTAACAAACTAAGGTGTCGTACGAAGGGTCAATAGCAAACCAATGAACTGAGCTAAAACTAGAATAGCCATAATCACATGACCTGAATCTGGTCCAATCAGTCGGAATATCATATGGTTCAACAACGTGATCTTTTTGCCTAAACTCTGGAAAAGCTGCTCCATCTGCTACTCCCCAATCACCTTCTAATAACTGCCTACGCTGCATCTCTGGTAGAGATAGCAAGTTAGCCTCATACTGACCACTCTCCATGAGGTATGGATTATCCTGCAAACTAGCAGGTATAAACCTACGGTAAAATAGTGGCTCTCCTTCCTTGGCGTGTCCTTCTGGGTATACTAACTCTTCTCCCGTTTCTATGTTGGTGGCTATAAACTTTCTGTTAGAGGGGGCAGGATCAATAAAGGTTCTTTTTACCCATCCATGTCCTATACCTCCGGGGTTAGTAGTAGCCCTCATATATATAGGTAACGTAGAATCTGTAGTACGAAGCCGTGAGCGAAGGTAATTCCACGCAAAGCTAGTGGCATATTGAGTCAACTCATCTACAGCTATATAACTAAATGACTGACCTTGATAACGTAGTACGTCTTGGTCACGCTCTAGATAGGTAAGCCATAGTTTAGCCCCACTGGGAAATGTCCACTGAGACTTCTTCTCCTGCCACTTAGCGCCCTTAAATGCTCTTGGGTATAATCCCTGAGATTTAAATATTAGCTCCCTAAGTTCATCGTTAGTCCGTCTAAGAATAAGCCCATTAAAATTAGGATTATCAAAATAACGCATAGGATCAGCAAGTAGGCCGTAACTCTTGCCCCCACCTGCGGCTCCACCATATAGTACTTCTCTTTCTGACGCTGCAAGGAACTCTGTCTGCGGCCCTGCATTGGGAGAAAATACTACCTCTTGTTCTTGTTGCTTTGACTTGATTACTGAAAAATCTAAACTTTCAGTAACAGTCTCTTCTTTGGGCGTAAGCTCATCTAGCTTCTTCTTAGCCATTGTAAGCCTACGCTTTGCATCTGTCTGCTTACGTTTGGCTGCAGCCATCTTCTTATCTTTAGAAGTCTTAGGCTTACGTTTGCGGTTGTCTTTGTCTCTCTGCGCCAAAACTTTTGAGGGGTTGTCTGACTCCTTACCTCTACGGTCACGCCATATATGTATCAATCCTTGGTGACTTATTTTATCACCTGTCTTAGAAGCCAACCACGCTGCAGCTTTTCTGGAGGAATGTCCCTGTTCCAGATAGTCTAGCGCCTCTTCAACAAACACTGCCTTTTCTTCATCGGGAACCAGTACTAGTGGATCATCTTCTGAAGCCTTATAAGCATAAGGTATCTTAGCAGTTTTGTTAGGCCTCGTCTTGTTCAACCAGATTGTCACTGTCGTTTTTCGGTGGGAGTATAAACATCGCACCGCCTGTATTGTTTACTTCAATTTGTTCTTTCTTAATCAACCCAGTGCGGTCTAGTATCTGAGAAGCTGCTGCTATAGAGTTTCTGGCTCCCATTGCTGCAGGGTCATTTAAAACATCTACCATTCCCCAAGCGGCTCGTGGGGCGTTCATGGCTAGTAACATAGATGCCTTCTCATTGATTTCCTTTTGTAGAGGCCCTACCACTGAATTAATACTGGTGGTGTCGGCATAACCTGCTTCTCTCATGGCGCGTCTTATATCTCCCCGTATCTCAGGGGCCATAAGAAGTTCTAGAAATAAAGCCTGTTTCTCTGTTAATTCTTTCTTATCGTCCATTTTACTACCTTAAATAAACAAATGCAAGACCGACTGCCCCAGTACAAACCATCCAGAATATACGTTCTGCAAAAGCTATCTTCTGTCCTCTGGCTATGGCCTGTTTTTCCATCTCATCAAGTCGGTCATCTGCTTTCTTTTGATATTCAACTATATTATCCATACGTTTAAACGCAGTAACCATACGCTCTTCCATACGGGCCATGTCAACCATAGCGGCAGACATTTTATCTAGATGCTTCTCAATACGATTTAGTCGGTCTTCGGTCATGGTCGTGGTCCTTATACTGAGTGGTCGGGAGCCTCAAAACAGTAAGGCCTAGTAATTAGTCTATAGTTTGTAGCAGCATATCT